GGCCGGGTCGTCGCGCATCGCCGCCAGCGTCACGAGGATCGCCGATTTCGCCGCGTCGGGGACGAGTGACGCGTCGCCGTACCCGCACACGAACCGCACCTCGACCGCGCCCGGCCGCCGCGACTGCGTCGCCGGCCAGTAGCCGCTCGCCGGCACGATCCGCCCCGGATCGCCGCCCGCCGCCACCCAATAGTCGGCACTGCTAACCGTCTGCTGCGCGCCGTCGGCGTCGTAATACTTGACGTGCGTGACCGACACGAGCGGCGGGAGCGGGAGCCGGATCGCCGGCCCGACATAGCGCGCGTCGTGCCCGCTCAGGTAGCCGAGCGGGAACTGGTCGAGCGTCAGCACCCAAGTCTGCGTGACGAACACCCGGCCGCATTCCGCCTGACACAGTTCGCACGCTGAGGCCAGCATTGCCGCGAGATCGGTGTCCTCGTCGGTGGTTGTGACTCGCAGACGCGCCTTCACCTGCGCGGCCGTGAGCGGCTGGGTGGCGGGCGCGGCGTACAGTCTCAGGCCCGGCGCGATCATGGGTCGCCTTCCGAAAAGACCCGGCCGAAGCCGGGTCGAGAGTCAGCCGCCCGTCACGCCGCGATCAGGCGAGCGTGACGTTCACCTTGGTGCCGACGTACCACTTGCCGCCGTAGGCCACGATCTCGATGTTGTCGCCCTTGGCGCCCCCGTAGGTGCCCACGTCAGAACCCGAACCGCCGACGTTGAACCCGCTCCCGGCCGCGTTGCTCAGTGTGTGCGCGTTGGCCGTGGTTGCGAGGATTATGAGCCGCTTCCCGTCGTCGCCGCCAACAGCCGGGTTGCCCGCGATCGGATCGGCGATTGTCATCGCACACACGCCCGCTTTGGTCACGAGCAGCAGTCCCGACCGCTGCGACACGGCGCCGTTCACAGCGATGGTAGAAAACTGTTCGCAGAGCGCACCTTGCAAGCACAGCGGGGCGTTCTTGTCGGCTGCCATGTGATCCTTCGTAAGAGTGTCGAGAGTCCGGGGCCGTGGAGTCGCACCACGCGGGAAGAGGCAATAAGCCACCTCTGAACACTGGCCCAACCCGGAAGAGAGCCGCCCGGTTTACATCGCCGGGCGGCTCGCGGCTTACGCCTGGATCAGGTGCTTGATCTTCGCGGTGTTGACGCACTTCGAATCGCTGCGGAGGAAGCCCAGGAACGCCACCTGATCGACTTCCGCGTACCGCTCGTCGAGCCGCTTGAGGCGGATGCCGCCCGCGTCGCGAATCTTGAGCGCTTTGAAGTCGCCGAACAGAACGTGCTTGGTCGCCGTGACCGGGACGCTCGACGTGAGGCCGGTCATGAACTGATTCGGGTAGACCGGGAAGCCGTTAATCATCAGGTCTTTCGCGCCGGCCCCGCCGTCGCGGAAACTCTCGCGCAGGAGCGGCCGGCCGTTGGCGTCCTTGAGCGTGAGCAGGTAGCCGATGACGTCGTCCTTCATCATGTAGCCGACGCCCGGCGCGCTGCGGTAGGACGGGTCGAGACTAAACGCGAGGTTCGTCAGGTCGGTGCCGTTGATCGCGGCGGCGTCGGCCGAGGTCGCGCCGATCACCGACACGGTGACGACGCCGTGAGGCTGACTGCTCCCTGTGCCGGTCGTGAAGTAGCTACCCTGGATGCGCCCGATGCGCGTGCCGAGAGCTTCCATGAGGTAGGCGTCGAGGTCGAACGCCGAATCCTGCATCAGTTCGTTCGGGACGAGGATCGACTTCGAGGAGAACTTGTAGGAGGCGAACGTGACCGTGGCGAACGTCGGGTCGGCCGTCGCGACCGCGGTGTTAATCGCGAGCAGTTCACCCGTGTTGCCGGTGTCGTCTTCGGTCGGGTAGGGGAGGTTCGCGCCGGTGTCGGTCGTGAACTCGTCGCACACGCCGCGCACGTTCGAGAACGAGACGAGCGTGTTTTCGAGGAGGTAACTGTAGTCCTGCGCGATCAGGTTCCCGCCCGCCGTGGTCGTCACCGTCAGGGCCCGCTGCTGCATCCGCTCGCGCCGGGTGCGCGGGTTCGGCATGGCGATGTCGAACTCCTTGGCGCGCGGGTTGAGGCCGAGGCGATTACATGCCTCGGCTTCCAGGTGCGGCACGTCGAAGCCGCCCTGGGTGCGCGTCCACGCTTTGAGCGCGAGGCAGCGGTCCACACGCTGCCGCACGTCGCCCGCGTTCGGGTCGCCGTGGCCGTGATCGCGGTCCTGCTTGCCCAGCACCTTCTTCGCGTTCGCCCCGCCCATCGCGGCCGGATCGTCCATCGCCGGCGCGTCGTCGCCGCCGATCAGGGAGTCGATGGCGTTGATGTCGCCTTCGACGGCGCGAATGCTCTCCGACACCGCCACCCAGTCGGTCTTGAGCTTGTCGAACGCGGTCTTCTCGTCCGGGTTCATCGCGCGGGTTTCGGTCTTGAGCTTGGTGCCCAAGTCCTCAAGCCCCTTCTTGATGGTGCCGCGCTGTTCGCGAAGTGCTTTCAACTGGAAGGCTGTGGACATTTTTGCCCTTAAAGCGGAGGCGCGGGAGTTTGTTACTCCCCCGCGTTTGCCGCCTTCGCCCCCCGTGTACCGTCGCTCAGTCCGATTCTTCCAACTCCGCGAGCAGGACCGCCACCGCCACCAAATCGAGGTCGGCCGCGCGTGCCGCGTCCTCTTCCTGCCGCAAATTGTCCACGCCCATCGCCCGCGCTGAAACGCTCGACGCGCTGTAAGCCGGGTACGTCACCGGCCCCACGTCGAACAGTTGCAGCGAGGTCCGTTCGTAGATCGTTCGCGCCCCGTCGCTGCGCTTCAGTGTGCCGCCCTCGTGCGGAATGAACGCGAAGGAACTGCCGGACACGTCGCCGCGCTTGATGCTCTGGATCAGGTCGCGCGCGAGTTGGGTATCGGGCGGGTCGATCTCGTAGCGCAGGCCGATAGCGTCCTCGACGAGCCGCAGCGTGCCCGCGCCGTTGCGCCCCAGCACCGCTTCGGGCGCGTGGTTGAACAGGCCGCGAACGTCGTCCTCTTTGATCGCGCGGGAGAACGCGCCGGGCGCGATGCGCTCCACCGCGCCCGGCCACAACTCGAATTCCGTGCCGGTGTCGCCCTCGCGGTAGAACACCGCCGCGTATCCGGTGATCAGCGGCAGCGCGCCGTCCGCGCGCTCTTGGAGCGCGATTTTCTGCGCGGCGCGAGGGAGGTATCGCCGCTGTAGTTCGTTAGCCATTGGTCAAGGCTCCGGGTTCGGTCGGGGTCGGGTCGGGTGTCGGGTAGACCGGCGCGGGCGCCGGCTGTGCGTCGGGGACAATGGCGGGCGCGAGGTTGACCGGCACGCGGTAGATTTTGCCCTCGCCATTCGGCAGCGGGTTGAGGTTCATGAACGCGCGAATCTCGTCCACGTTCAGCGAGCCGATGTTAAACATCAACGAGAAGAACGCAGCCTGCTGCGCGAGCGGCACGCCCTGCAGCGGGCGCGGATCGAACTTGCAACAGTGGGATTCCCGCACCTTCTCCGATTCGGTCAAGAGCTTGCTATCGCACTCCTGCTCCCACGCCATAAACCAGCGGCCGAGCGTGTCTTCCTGGTAGCCCTGGTTCTCCGATTCGAGCGAGTTGTAAGCCGTTCGCGACGGGTCGCCGACCTTGTGCGGCGGGATGCCCAGCACGTTCGCCACCTCGCGCGCGTCGAAGGCGCGCGACTCCAGCATCTGCGCGTCCTTCGCCGTGGCCTTCGCGAACGGCACGAGCTTCACCCCGTCCCGCAGGATCGCGGGCCGGTGCGACTTCTTAAAGCCCTGGTGAATCTTCGACCACGATTCGCGGAGGTTCACGATAGCCGTGTCCTTCATGCCCGCCGGCACCTCCAGCACGATGCCCGGCGAAGCGTCGTTGAGGAAGTATCTCGCGCCGTAGTCGCGGGCCGCGACCGCCGCGCCCAGCGTCTCGCGCAGCACCTTCAGCACCGGGTAGCCCACCAACCCGTCGAACCCAAGTCCCTTGATGTGCAGCATGTCCGGCGCGGGAATTTTGACCATCGACTTCGGGCCGCGCCGCTTGCCCTTGACCGGCGCATCGAGCATCTGCGAAACGTACCACAACTGCCCGTTGACGCGCACCGGCCACGTCTGGTCCGGGTCGAGGGGGAGCAGTTCGTAGGGCCGCGCCGCGTCGTCGCGCAGAATGTACGCGTACCCGTTGCCGGATAGCAGCGCGTGCGCCTGGAGCGTCTGGCGGAACGTGAAGGGCGTCATGTACTCGTTGGGGCGGCGCATCACGAGCGCCGCCTGATGCCCCCTATCGGGGGTCAGTCCCGCGCCGTCGTAGGCGTACACCCGGAAGGAGTGCCGCCCCACGTCGCCCGCGATCAAGTTGACGCCGCGCCAGACGGCTGATAGGCCGAGCGCGATGCGCCGGTTCATCCGAACGCCGGCGCCCGTCGTCGCCACGCCGGTGAGTTGGTCAAACAATTCAGAATCTTCGGCCAGCGCGGACAGCGGAACGGCCGGATTTTCGAGGCTCATTTACACCGTCTCCACGCCGTTAGTGTCGTAGAAGGAAGGCCGGTCGCCGCCGCCGAGAACCGCCCGGCCGCGCGACATGACCGCCGCCGCGATGCCGTCGATCTTGCTGGTGCTTCTTTTCCGCGACGGCATCCGATGTCCCGCCGCGTCGCCCACAACGACCACGTTGTTGGCCATCCACCTCACGCACGGGTTGCCGCCGTGCCGCATCCGGCCCGCGCTCAGGTCTTCGCCGAACAGCTTGGTAGGCTCTGCCAGGAACGTGAGCCGGTTCGGGCACTGGTGCATGACGACCCCTTCGGCTTGCCAC